CGTCGCGGCTGAAGCCCTTCAGGTGCAGCACCTGGTCGGGCCGCAGGTAGGTGTTCGCCGCTCCACCGTTGCTGATTTCGTAAATGAGATTACCGCTGTTTGTGCGGGTTGGATTTACGCGACCCCACTCAAATTGCCACAACGCACCGGGCTCGCCGTTGCGCAGCGATTCGATTTCGGCAATACCGTTGCCGCCAGTAAGGGCCGCAGCAAGCAGACTTTGTTTGAAATCAAACGATGTGGTTTCAGGGTTCGCCATGCGGTACAGAAGATGATCTGCACCGTGACTGCTGGCAACCTCCCGGCGGTCGCCATCCGACTGATAAACCCGGTGCGGCATCATAGCGATATGCTCACTAATCAGACGCACACATGCCCAGACAGCGCTGTAGCTTAAGGCGCTGTCGGTGGTGACCGGAACGCCCGCAATCGGCCGGCGCAACATGCCTCCGAACCACCCGCCGCCAGATTGTTGCGGGGCTTCAGGCGCAGTGCTGCGGGCGTCGATATTCAGCCCAGCACCAATGCCAGAAAACAGGCTCATTCAGCACCCCCACGCGCCATCAGTAGGCCCAGCAGCAGCAGCAGGACACCTACGGCCAGCATGGCCGGACCAGTACCCAGCAGCTGATGAACACCGCCGCCGATCAGGCCCAGCGACAGCAGCAGGATGGTGTCCAGCTTGCTGAGGTTTGGAGCTTTGAGTTTCATAGTTCACCGTCTGCGTAAATGGAGCGCGGCCGCTTTTTCACGGGCATCAGGATCATCATTCCCAAGGCCATAATGGTGGCGGCTGCAGCGTCGATTTTTTCTTTCACTTTGGATTTGTCGGGCTTGATGTCGCCGGCCGGATTGGTGTCAGCAACCAGATTGGCACAACACCAGTAGAACAGCGGGTTGCTGTATTCCAGCTGCCGGTTCAGCACCCGCACCATCAGCTCCTTCATAGGGGCCGACATAGATTCGAATCCCTGCCCGAATTTGACCATGGGCGCACCCTCGGCCAGCAAGTCGTTTACCAGCTGGTTGGAGTTCCAGCGGTCGAATGCGATTGCTGTAACATTGAAATAAGCCAGCGCTTGGCGCAGGTCTTTTTTCATGTATTCATAATCGACCGTTTCGCCCGGCGTCAGCTGCAGGTGGCCCGATACCAAAAAGCGCTCCAGCGACTTGTCGCCCTTAGACAACCGCCGGTCCAGCGCCCCCTGCGGCAAGTAGGCACGCACGAAGGTGCGGGTTTTGCCTTTATGGGTGATGGTGAAGGCGGCGGCGGTAATATCTTCAACCGCTGATAAATCGAGGCCACCCCAGGCATCTGCACCTTTAAATTCTTCATTGCCATTCCACGGCGCCTGGTCGTCATAGTCGGCTTCACACTGCTTCAGCCGTTCGAGGTTCATCCACTTGGCTTCACCCCGCACCTTGATATCAAGCCGCTTGGTTAAAAACTCGATACGCTCTGTTGGGATTTCCTTGGCCATGCGGCACTGTTCGCGCATGTCATCGGGGTTCACCGATACTCCCCAGTTCGGATTTGCTTTAATCCATTCTGACTCTTTATCCCAATCTTCCGGATCGTCGAGCGTGTAGATGATGGCGAAGTAACTATCATCATCAACTGCACCTTCCAGCACTCGCTGCGCGTAGTCCTGCTGGTCAGCATCCGGCCCATCAACCAGAAATCCTTCGGTTGTAATTGTCCAGATAAGAGGCTGCTTTCGGGCGCCACGAGCAGATTTAATAACGTCCCAGACCGCTGACGTTTGGTGTGCATGCAGCTCGTCGATCAATCCGAAGTGAACGTTCAGACCGTCCATAGATTTGCTGTCTTTGCTAAGAGCCTGCAACCTGCCCCGGCTTCCCTTCGCAACAACCCGGTTAGCGTACTGCTGCACCAACTTCGACAGCTTTGGAGACTGGTCAATCATGGCGACGGCTGCGTCGTATAACTCTTTGGCCTGATCCAGCTTTGTCGCGGCGGAATAAACACGCGGACCACCTTCGTTGTCAGCCAGCAGGCCGTAACTTGCGATAAACGCCAGCTTTGTAGACTTGCCGTTTTTCCTCGCGACTTTTTCGTAAACGATACGGAATCGGCGGGTGCCGTCCTCTCGCATCCAACCGAACACGTTAGCAACGATAAAACACTGCCAGCCTTGCAACTCAAGCGGCAGGCCAGCAAATTCGCCCTCGTACTGGCGGCAGTAACCACTGAACCGAAAGACTCGCGCTGCCGCTCGCTCATCGAAAGACAGACCACGTTCGCCGCCTGTTTCGAGATCGTGAAACCAGCGTTTAACCGCCAGCTTTACCCACTTACACGCAGGAATTTTTCCATCACGAACATCCTCTGCATACTGGTATGCCATGTCGAGGTACTTACGACCCAGATCGACCGCCGGCACCTGCTTCATTACAGCGTTCACAGATCCAGCTGCCCCTGGTTTGGGTTCTCCAATTTAATTGCCTGCCGGGCGCGCGGAGTCATACCCAGCTGCTGCTCCAGCTTGGCCAGTTGCTCTGCGGCCTGTTTTCGCAACACTGCCTCAACAGACATTTGCTTTGCACCAGTTGGGAAAATCTGAATCGCTGCCTTTCCGCGATTTTTCTGGCACTCAGAATTCCAGTGCTGCCACTCGCAATACGTGACCACGTAGCGATGAAATACAGACAGATCAATTTCAGAAATAATGCCCAGCTCAACGAGCTTGGCGCCCATCGAATCCCAGAGTGCTTTTTCCGGGGCTTTCAACCCCTTCGGCTGGTCAGGCAAACCAGCAACAACACCCTGATACAAATCATCATCAGCGCCACTCTGCTGAGAACCCGCAACGGCAGCGCCTGACATAGAGTTTTTGGGTTCCAGCGGGATGACATTGGCGCGAGTATTCTCTGCCATCAATCACCTCACAAAAACAAAAAAGCCCGGAAAACCGGGCATAAAAAAGGGATCAAACAATATGCTGTTTAACCCCCCCCCTAAAAATTAGACATCTCACACGGAGGGTTACCCCTTCGTTCGCGGCATTTCAGGGTCGGAAGGATTTGCACCCCCCTCCCCATCACCAGAATCAGGCCCGGACCTTTTCACCAATGCGGTTGTGGCAGTCATGACACAGCGGCCGAAGGTTGCTCCACTCCCAAAACAATTCAGGGTGAGACTTAGCAGGCTTGATGTGATCGACAATCTCAGTGGCACGCACCAAACCATTGCGCTCACACTCGCAGCACAAAGGATGGCGCTTCTTATAAACAATACTCAGCTTGCGCCACCGCTGCGTTGAATACAGCCGATCAGATTCAGCACGCCGCCGGTTGTAGTCCTGCTGACCCAGCTTGCGATTATTAGCTGCAGCGGCCTGGTGCTGGTCGCAATAACCACCACGCACAAGCACACCACAACCCGGATGCTTGCACAGCGTTGGAGCTTTAGCGGGCATGATCATCATCGCGGCGAATCATGGCAGCAGCCTGCCAATCCTTCCGCGCCTGTTCACGCTCAGCAAGATCAAGATGGCGTTGCTTGTAGTACCAGTTCACAACGAACGTAGCCGCAGCGAGGGCAACACCAATTAACCCGAATAATTCATTCATGCTGAATCCAGTCACAGCAACTGCCCCGCTCGTTCCATAAGCCGCCACGCTTGCCGCTCGCTCCATCACCACATCGTGAACACTGCTCACTTAATCCGCTCCGTTGACTTGCCCTTGCTCTTGTCGAAACTGCGCATACCACCAATGCCCAACATTCCAGACAGAATCACCCACAGGGTTTCGTCTGGCAGCACCGACGGATACAGCGCATCAGCCGGGATAACCCCGCCCATCTGCAACAGATGCCACCCCCACACCAACAGAGGGTACAGAAGGAATTGATACGCCAGCGCAGCTGCACCGATCCAGCCAACGGCAGGCCGCCAACCAGCAACAAACAGACTCTTATGCTGAGCCTCCGCCGCATTAACAGCCATCTGCCCCTTAGCAACCTCCGCCGCAATCTGCTGCTCCTGAATACGCAGCTTCAGGCGCTCTTCATCGCTGGTGAATAAATCATCCGCAAGACCGGCCACACCTGCCACAACCTGAGCAATACCAGCAGACATTACGCCACTCCCTGCAACGTGCGATTAATCCAACCCAACAGGAACTTACCTTGTGCCCGGTCGTTATTAACGATGGCCGCATAGCGCGCCACCTTTGCCAGGGCATACTTAACCGCAAACAATTCCGCAGGCATTGCATTAATGGCGCGAGCAGTCACAGGCCCAGCCACACCATCAGCTGAAACACCAGCAACCACCTGAGCCAAACGAACAGCAACACGCACACCGGCATTCACTGCAAAGTCGAAAATATCCGCCGCTACGTCGTCGGCCGCCAAGTCATCACAACCTGCAGGAATCCAGAAATTATCGGTATAAAACTGCTCAACCAGCTGACGCAATTCAGGCGAATTAATCTGGCCAGAATCAACCAGCCGCCAACCCGGCCAACCGCCCCAGAAATTACGGGCAATACCGGCGAACGTCATCCCGCCACGGTCACCCGCAACGGTATGCAGCACATAGCCGCCCTCATTGCGGATCATCTGATCAAACGCAGGAGAAAAGGCAGCCATAAATAAAACTCGAAAAAAAGCCCGGACGAACCGGGCAAAGAGAGAGGAAGCAAGACCATCAAAGTGCAGAAACAAAAAAGGCCCAATCATTTCTGACCGGGCCTTTACTTGTGCGCACTATCTGACGCTAGGTTGCATTTTCCTGATTATTCCCACGTTTGCAATACTTTTTTTCAAACGTAATAAATTCAAACGCAGCAGCGAAACTCAGCAAGGGTAATATTTAATTTAGAAAATGCTGAATCACGGAGCCTGTACGCCTTACTGCTGCTCATACCCAAAGCACGACAATGCTGCACAACAGTCGAATCCAGCACCGTATAAAATTCTTTAATCACCGCCCTCTCATCATCTGGCAGAAGGCATACCGCCCGTTCAATTTCCTCAACCTCAGCCGACCATAAAACACGCGACCCGCGATCACCATCAACAGAAACCAAAGCACCCAACAAATTACCGGACGACGCCAAACCAACCCCGCCCGTC